CATGGTATAGATTTTTTTCAGCGTGTTTTATTAACAAATAAAAAGATAGAAAAAATTATAACTGGCAAAGCGCCAATTTATTATAATTTTCATGTTCCAATGCCATTAAAAAGAAGTAAAATAGAAGAAATTTGGAATAATTATAATGATTTACTTTTAAAATCATTAAAGGATTCAAAATTTAGAAGAGATTATAATTTTAATGTTTGGTTATTTAGATATATACAGCTTGATAAAAAAGAATTTGTATATTCTGATATAGTAAAAAATGATTTTTCATATAAAGAACTTGGAAAAGCATCAATGGATGAAATAATGAATGATATATTAAATAAAAAATGTATTTGTTTAAATGATGCTATTAGAGATTATAATGAAAATGAAATTAAAAAACAAATAAATTTAATAATGGCAGCAAAATTTTCTAAAAAATCGGAGTTTGAAGTCTAATGAATTATGGATTAATTTTAGCCGGTGGTGTTGGACAACGTATGAGAAATACCGGTTTGCCTAAACAATTTTTAGAAGTTTTTGGTAAACCTATTATAATTTATACATTACAAAAATTTGAGAATTGTAAAGATATAGATGAAGTTATAATCGCGTGTCATTGTTCATGGAAAGACCATTTAGAAAAACTTATAAAACAATATGAACTTAAAAAAGTAAAAAACATTATTTCTGGTGGTAAAGATAGGCAAGATAGTATTTTAAATGGTATTAATTATTTAGAAAATAATGGTGCAAATGATAATGATTTAATAGTCATTCATGATGGAGTAAGGCCATTAATAAAAGAAAATATTATATCAGAAAATATTGCAGTTGCATCAAAATTTAAATGCGCAATAACTACACATCCTGTAATAGAAACCGTTGTAATTACTGATAATGATAATGCCAGTTTTGAAGATTTTAAAAAACGTGATGCCACATTTAGTTTAACATCGCCTCAAACATTTCAATTAGGTTTACTTAAAAAAATATATAATAATATTAATAATATAAATGCGCCAATTCCTTTACTTGACGCTGCTTTAATTTATACATATCTTGGTAATAAAATTCCATTAATTAAAGATATGAATAATAATTTAAAAATTACAACACCAGATGATTATTATACATTAAAAGCTTTATTAGAACTTGATGAAAATAAAAACGTATTTGGATTATCGTAGGAAAAATATGGAAAAAAGAGATTTAGATATTATTACAAATAGTACAGTAAATTGGGCTAAATATAAAAATACAACAGTATTAATTACTGGAGCAACTGGTCGTTTAGGACGTTATATTTTTGAAACTTTAGTAGATATAGATTTAAAATATAATCTTAATATTAAAATTATTGGTTTAGCACGTAATACTAAAAAAGTTAAAGAAGTATTTGGAAATATAATTGACTTTCCAAATGTTAAATTTTTATATCAAGATGTAAATACAGAAATTATATATGATAATAATATAGATTTTATTTTTCATACTGCTGGACCAGCAGCTCCTGTTGATTATAATACTCCAGTAGATACTCTTTGGGCTCACATAAATGGAACTCATAATGTTTTAGAATGTGCAAAAAATCATAATACAAAAAGAATATTTTATATATCAACTGTTGAAATTTATGGAAATTGGGATAGTAATGAGCAAATTAAAGAATATGATATGGGTATAATGCAACATTTATGTTCAAGAGCATGTTATCCTGAAGCAAAACGAGTTTGTGAAACTATGTTAACTACATATAAACAACAATATGGAATATCATTTTGCGGAGTACGTTTGTGTCATACATTAGGACCAGGAATTTCATTAAAAGATGGTAGAGGATTTGCTGAATTTATAGATTGTGCATTGAATAATAAAGATATAGTTTTACATTCAAGCGGTAGTGCAATGAGAACATATACTTATGTTGCAGATGTTATAAATGCTATATTTTTAATTATGGATAAAGGTAAAGATGAGATGTATAATGTTGCTAATATTAATAATTTAATTAGTATTCGCGATTTATGTAATCTGATAGTTTCATTAGTTCCTAATACAAAAACAAAAATAATTTTTTCAAATGAAAAAGCCAAATTACAATATTTACCATTTAAATTAGCTATTATGGATATTAGTAAAATTAAAGAACTTGGCTGGAATCCAGTAGTTAATATAAATAATTTATTTAAATGGACTATTGAATCATTTATTTAATAAAAGTATTATAAATTTTTTTAGCTAAACCTCTATTATATAGAGGTTTATTTTTTTCTCGTATTATTTGTTTTAAATATATAAATTCTGGACATATTTTATCAACTCCTACAATAATGTTATTTTTATTTAAATCATTTAATAGTTTTAATTGTTGATATGTTAAATTAGTTTCAGAAACATTATACCAATTAGCAAGAATAAAAATTGGTTTTTCTTTTATATTTAACATTCGTTCTAATCTTTCTTCATATTTCTGTATAATATATTCCCATATTTTATTATAAAAAACATCAAAATCTTTTTTTATAATTTTATTAGCAGTTGGTTCAAATTTATAATGTATATATTTTATAGTTATTTTATTATCTATTTTAATACTAAATGACCAATTTTTATCTTTAATTAATTCATAATTTTTGAAATTTATATTTTCAAAATTTTGTATCATATAATACATAGAATTAAAATCAATTAATCCCCACATAAATGGATTATCAAACGCTTTATTTAATGATAATTTATATATATATGCACCAACACAACTATTACAAATTAGCATATTTAAACCTTTTATTATTTAAGTCCGTCCATATAGATTCTACCATGAACACTAATTGGAACATTTAATGCTTTTTCAATAGTATCGTCCATATCGTAATACTTGTATTCGCCAAGTCTTCCAACAAAGGTGGTTTTATTATTTTTAATGTCTTTATATTTTTGATATAAGGCATTATTTTTTTCATTATTTACTGGATAATAAGGAACTTCTCCCTTCTTCCATTCAGAACTATATTCTCGGCTAACAATAGTCTTATTGCTACCTTTATTATTAAACCATTTGTGCTCGATAATTCTAGTAAATGGTTCTTCATCAGAAGTATAATTTACAACGGCATTACCCTGGTAATTTTCCTTGTCATATTCAACAGTTTCGAATCTAACAGAACGATATTCAAGCGATCCATAACAATAGTCATAATATTCGTCAATACAACCAGAATAATAGATCTTATCGGCCATGGATTTCCATTTTTCCTTATCTTTGAGGAAATCGGTTTCCAAAAGAATATCACATCCAGCAAACATGTTTTCGATAAGCTTCGTATATCCTTCAACAGGAATTCCTTGATACTTATCATTAAAATAATTATTGTCATATGTAAATCTTAAAGGGAGACGCTTAATAATTTCAGGCGGAAGTTCTGTGCATTTTCTTCCCCACTGTTTTTCTGTATAATGCTTGATGAGTTTTTCATACATTTTCTTTCCGACAAGGTTAATAGCCTGTTCTTCAAGATTCTTGGGATTATCAGTGAAACAGTCCCTTGTTTCCTTCATAATTGCATTCTTTGCTTGCTCTGGAGTGATAATACCATACAACCTATTAAACGTATTCATATTGAATGGGAGGTTGTATATCTCATCCTTATAATTAGCAATAGGACTATTAACGAAGTTATTGAATTCACCAAATTGATTTACAAAACTCCAAACTTTTTCATTAGAAGTATGGAAAATGTGTGCTCCATATTGATGAACATCAATATTGTCTTTTTCATAAGTATAGCAGTTACCGGCTATATGATTTCTTTTTTCAATTACAAGGACAGATTTTCCAAGTCTTGTTAAACGTATGGCAAGGACAGCATTAAAGAGTCCAGCACCAACTAATATCACATCATAATGATTTAACATAAATTACCAATAATTATTTTTTCTTATTTATTGCATTTGCAAAGGCATGAAATGAAACGCTATATTCACCTTTTGTTAAGTCCTTATTTTCACGAACTTGAATCAACTGTTCAATATTGTCTATCGGTCCATAAGTAGAAATCAAATCTTTGATTATCAGTTCTTTGATTATTTCTTTCATATTTTTCACTTTTTTAAGCGTTTCTTTATTTATAGACAAAATTTCTATAAAGGTAACTGAAAGTATTTAATATTAAGATAAGGGTTTAAGAAAACCCTTATTTTTATTATATTTGTATAAAAGGTGTTAATATATGGCAAAAACAACATTAAACATGAATGAAATTGTCGCTAAGGTTGAAGAAGCTTACGAAGAACTCCGCCAGACTGCTAAGGTTGTCCTGAAGGATTATCGCAGAGTCAGTGCGACAGAAAACCATTATCGTGGAAAATATTGTTATCCTTTCTTTACTCAGGGTTCCTATTATGTAGAAAAGGACACAGAGTCTTATTATGACAAGGATGGAAATTTTCACAGCAGTGAGCATTGTTTCATGCCTATGCCGTTGGATGACGATATGCGTAAGTTCGTCGAAGCACTCCGTAAGTTGGATCATGCAGTTCGTCCGTTGTTCAGTTGGGATATTCGAAAGGACTGGCCTAGGGAAGACAACGGTAACGTTCGGGTAGATGAATGCGATGGTTTTTGCTATGTTGGTCATACTTACCGAAAAATCAGAGTCGGTAGTCGTAGAAAGTTTGGCGTATTGGTTGGGGTAATTGCATATAATGTTTATAAAGATGCATTCCTCGACGAGATTTTGGAAATTATCAAGGAAACTGGAAAACCTATTACAAAAGCGGAATTTAGAAGTATTCAAGGATTTTCGCGATAAAGATTATCTAAAATTTTCAGGGAAATAAATATGAAACGTTCTTATTATGATGATTATGAAGCTGCACAGGTAATTTTGAAATATGAAAAAGAACTAGCTGATGCAAGACAGAATTTATCTCCGCTTGGCATGCAAAGACTTTTCGATGAATTCAGTCGAGAATTAAGACGATTTACGAAGAAACAGTATAAAGACAACTTAACGTCGATACCATTTGATTTTATTGCTTTAAATCAAGATACCGATTATGTGAAACCTGTCGCTGTCCTAAAGGACAGGACCTTCTTTAACAGATAGGTCTTTATACAACAGTTCCTGGTTCACAGAATCACTACTTTTTAGGACATTAAGTCGTTCATCCATAGTTGGATTCTCCACAGGCATAGGAGTATCTTACTATTTCTTATCCAGCTTATGGATTAATTTTTCTATATATTTTTTAATATCTTCTTTATCCTGTTCAGACGAAAACCACTTGCCTTTACCATCGCAGCTTACACAAAGGTCATCTTCGTCAAAGAAAATATCGCAAACAGTCAACCTTTCATTAATGTCAGTAATCTTAATACTGTTACCATCATACCATGCAGTTCCGATTTTTTCTTCTCTAAGAGAATCATTTAGATATTGGCAGAGATCGTCATATCCTTCAATAGCTTCTACAAGATAACCAGCAGTTTTTAATGTTTTAATTGCTTCGTTTAAATTCATATTTTATCCAATCATATCCTTAACAATATTAGCGACGGTTTTCTTATAGTTATACATTCCAGGAAGAGTGAATCTTGTAGCCATACGTCTGACACCAGGATAGTGAATTGCAACGTTTTTTTCCCAGCCATTTGTTGTACAGGCTTCGACACCTTCGAATTCAATCTTTCTAGGATTCTCGTTATTTACCAATATATATTTACCAGGTTCTTTTTCAACGTCATGTGTAATATTAATTCCAGGAATCTTTTTGGACAATCCACATGCACAAGAACCAGTATATGCAGTAGCATGATAGTTAGATGGTAATGTTTCCTGTAATTCCTTTAACCATAAATCGCGAGTTTCAGAAAGAGTTTTGAAAATATCATCAAAAGAATTATCAGAATCAACGTCTTCATGAAGCATCTGTTGCTGTTTTATTCTTTTCTTAATTTCTTCATCAGTATAATTTTCTTTAGAACCAAGAGGTTCAAATTCTTCGTTTAATAAACCTGCTGCTTGATTTAATGTCCATTCATTTAAATTCATATTAATCCTAATAATTCGTAACACAATCATTCAGGTTATCAAGTAATTCGAGAATGACCTCATCTGTTAAATTGCTGAATTTTTTAGAATCTTGTTTTGATGGACCACCTTCTGCATAAAGATCCCAAACTATTTTGCCAGATGTAAAGTCGTCATTATCAAATACGATAAAGCCTTCGATGAAATATCCAGTATCTTTACCATAAGCATTGACAGAAATTGATGAATATTCATTATCAACTTCGGGAGGACAATCAGCATTAGCATTCTCTAAATTATCAAATCTATCTTTATTCTTCTCAAATAACTCATCTACACGTCCAATAACTGAATAAGCGTTAAGATGACCTGTCATGCACTTATATACATATTCCGGCGACCAGCCATGAGCATCTGCGATTCTAATGATATCGTCCATACCGTATTCTTTTAGAAATGCGTCTTCTACAAGAAATCCAGCATTTTTAAGTTCTTTTAAAGCTTCATTTAAATTCATGCGTTTCTCCTTAAACTTTATATTATTTATATTATAAAGGGTTGACATTGAGTCAACCTTTTTCTATATTAAAATCATAAAACTAGGAGCAAAAATGTCTAAAATAATCGCAGTAAAACATGGAACTTATAAAAACTATGATTACATGGTGTTAAATGCCCGTGGAACTCATTTTTGTGCTTATATAAGACTTCCAGAATCTCATCCATTTTATCAGCTTCCATATGAAGCTATTGATTTAGATTGCCATGGCGGTTTAACTTTTAGTCAAATGACAGATTTTGAAAATGTTCGTGTTCTGGAATGGGATTCTCATTTTTATGGATTTTTCTGGCAAGGTAGATGGGAAGAAGAAAAAGTAAAGAAAGGTTATTGGATTGGCTGGGATTATGCTCACGATGGTGATTTTTGTCCGCTTTGGCCTGAACTTGGCGGTAGAGAATGGACTGCTGATGAAATTGTTCTCGAAGCAAAAATGGTAATTGAAGAATTGATTAAAAAGGAGAAGTAAAGTGACAATTGGT